TATCTGCCTGTGTGTTATCTTTTCCATTTAGCACACCAGTAGTTGGCACGAACATTCGCGTCAAATAGTGTGCAATAGCCTTCGCCTGATTTGAAGTAGTAACAGTTACCACAGTTCTGTTCTGGTGGCACTGAAGCATCCGTTGCGATTACATAGGCTGGTGGTAGGCTGGAGGGTATTTCTTCACCATCTGGATATGTTCTGCCTTCGATAGGATTGATGTCTTGATACTGTAATTCATCCTTGCCTTTGCCCATCCAATACAGAATGGCTTCATCTATCTGACGTAGCACAATCTCATCCGTGGCTGTTTCTTTGGCAATCTTTAACTGTTCTATTTCTGATTTAGTATCACGGATATTGTAACTGTCAGCATACTTTACATACCCGTTCCAAGGCATACCCAAATACATCGCAAACAGCGTCCAAATGCCTTCTTCAGCAAGTTCAAGGTTGTCACTCTTTTCAGAGAGGCGGGCGTTCAGCAATTGAAACTCTGTCTCCATCGCTACACCTGACATAGAACGGCTTTCTGTTGCCCTCACCGCTCCTGTGTTAGCCATCTTGTCAATGGCTTCTATCGTGTGGTTTATGCTTGAATAGATACTGTCAATGCTCGCACCGCCAAACTCTAACAGGTAGGGTTTCAAGCCTGGATCCAAGTTCTCCGGCATATTGATTAAACTACCTGCTCCAATGCCTGCCTGTGTTTCAGGCGTCTTAACCAATGAAGGATGACTGTCAAGCCTAATGCTCTGTTCTACTTCACTGGTTGCATTGTATATAAACTTCTGTGCATCAGCGATATCCACAATGTCACTGACGCCAAATCCTCTGATAACGCTTCTGCCGTTATACACACAAACCACTGGCACCACACCTAATAGATTGTCTTCTATGAACTCTTCAACAACCATATCCTTGCCGGTATCTACCACATTGGTTTTGATAAACTCTGGTGTCCATTCTCTTACCGTGCTTAACTCGCCGGTGGTGTCTTCCAAATAACGAAAATAGGTTAGTTCTACCTTGCCGTTTGGCTGTCGAGTGTAGTCCCAATCCAGCACCACTAATGGTGTCAATACGCTTACATAAGGTCGCACACCCAACGCTCTTTCTTCAGCAAGTGTCTGGGCACCAACATTGGGCTTTGACACTACTACCCAGCAATGTCCAAACACTGAACTCCAAGTAGAGGCTTCTTTCATAAAGTTGTTCAGTGTTCTGCCTTCATAGTCAGCGTCCCACAAGAAACTTTCTACTTCTGGATATGCCGCAATGTCAGCAAAATATCTGTAGGGGCGTTCTCTAAACAGGAATGAGTTGTAGGTTGAAATAACTGAACGGCAGTGGTTTTCTAATGGTGTGCTACGAATGCGAGCATTGTATTCTTCGTCAGTTTCTAACTGATAGCGTGTGAGGTGCTGTGCATTCTTGTATTCTTGTCCGCCAATGAATGACTGAAGTAGATATTCCCAAGTGTCATAGTATTCTTGGTATAACAGATTGCCTTGTAGCAGTCGTTTGAGTTCGTCTGATAGGGTTTGTATAATGTCCATAGTTTCTCGCCGTTATGCTGTTCGATGTCCCCAGCGTTCTGAAGGTTGCTCCACAGTGTCCCTTGTTAATGGGAAAAGATAGGACACCATATAACCAATCGCATCGTTCATATGATCGTAGCCTGAATCCTTGTCGGGCTGACTGGTGCCTGCCTTGTATTGCTGTCTTTCTAAACCTTCTATTGTATATTTAGCACGAGGATCTACCAGTAGGTGTTGTGTTCCGGTTGTGTCACACAGCCTTGAATTAACAGCATTAATTCTGTCTCTTACTGGTGGATGACTTCTTGGGGCCTTGACAACAAAGCCTGCATTTGCTAAAATATTAATGTCCGTGGCTCCGTTTGCTGATGTCTTGCGTTGCCTTCCTGCTGGATCTGGATAAACCCATAGTTTGGATTGAGGGTATCTTGTTCGTAACTCATCTACCATCTCTTGAGTGTTTGAACTAAACAACCGTATTTCATCTATGATGTGTAGGGTATCTCCAACACGGGCGGCTATGACTGCTGACATAGGATCTATGTTAAAATCCATACCAACAAACAGGGTTGAGGGAACAGTTTCGTTCCACTGTCGCACATTTTGCTTTCTGTCAAATGCGTAGTATATGCGTCCGCTGAATGTTTCAAATGTCGCCATATACTCTTGTCTAAATGTGCGTTCGTCTAAATCTTTTTTGGCGGATTCTATTTCTTCTGCACTGACATTACCGCCGTCTATTGTGGTGAATTGCCAACTACGCCAATCCGCATTGTCCAGTTCATTCTGGTATATTTCGTATGCCCAGTTACCAATACCTTTGGGCGTGCCTATGAAAAGTGCTCTGCCTTGCTTGTCTGATAGTGTGGGTCGAAGCACTTCATACCAGGCTTCTGGGTTTATGTCTGCAAACTCATCCAACACAATAAAGTCCAAGCCCACTCCACGCAGACTGTCTTCATTGTCACTTCCTTTGAGACTTATAGTGCTACCGTTTTTGAGGAATATTGTGAGTTCAGTTTCGTTTGTTTTTAGAACCCAGTTAAGGTTGGTGAGTTTGTTCTTCAGTGCCTTCCACACTATCTGTCGTGCCATTTTGTAGGATGGAGCCACATACCATACATCCTTTAGAGGCAGTCGTGCGTGGTAACACAGTTCTCTGATGGCAAGGTGAGTTTTGCCAAAGCGTCTTCCAGCAACACAGACTCGAAAGCGATGCAGATCTTCAGCCACACTGGATTGTGCGGCACTTAAAGGCATTAGTCATCGCTCCAAGGCAGTGGTTGGTGGTTGTCAGCATTGACGGGCGTGTCCTGCATTCCCAGTATGTTTTTAGCAAGAAAGATTTGCACCGCGGCGTTGTTGTTCTTACACGCATTGTTAAGCATTGCACGTCGTAGTGATATCTTTAGTTCTTCCCTGCCTTTTGTGAGATTGTCGGCAAAATGCCTGGAAATGTTGCTTTCATTAACCCCAAAGAAGTTTGCGATGTCACGGTTTGTGCATCCTAATGCCGCTAACTTCTGCACCTCATCGGGTGGGACTATCTTCTTGTCCCTGCCTATTGGCAATCCCTCTATGGTGCCCTCTGTCATTTCAGGAGGTTTGGGTCCTGGCTTTTGTTTGCCCGCCTGTTCGCTATGCGGATCCTGGGCGGGTCTTACTGGTTGCAGGCTTACAGGCCCTGAATCTTTTGTCTCGTTCATAACTATATTTATCAGGACTCAAAAAAAAGCCCGCGTGTTACGGGCTGGAGTTTAGGCGTTGTTCAAGCAAGTTAATGGTGCGTTGCAGTCGCCTATCATTGTGTTGTAATTGTTCTATAACCTGTTGTTGGTGCTGACACATTCGAGTTAATTGCTCGAGCACCTCTGACTGTGTGTTAAACGCACGGCTTAACTGGGTTATGTTATAGGTGTTTTCACACAGTCTTTCATAAGGGTCAAATTCAAACCAGTTCATACAGTTACTTATCAGAACGATATTTGAAAACGATATGCTGGTATTTGTGGATAGATGTTGTGCAGTATGTTGGTAATCAGTTCAACATCTTCCATCTGTTTGTTGGAAAAGTCTCTCTGCAGTGGGTCCTTATACATCATATTATGCACAATACCACCTATGGTAGAACAGGGTGAGTTGGGTCCGTTCTTGCCTTTGTGTAACTGCTGGCTTTTTTTGTGCCACCAATTGTCTCTTACCCAAATGCTGTCTTCATCACGCTGTGTGTCAAGTTCTGCCATCAGTGTGAGTATTTCGATGAGACTGTTTAGGATTTTGGTTTTTTCGTCTTCATCTATTTCTCTATACTGTGTTCCTGCACTGGTGTGTTTAGGAATATACTTTATTGCGGTTATTGCCATTCCGTGTTCTCCTGTTGTTCTCTGCGAGGTGCTCTGCTCTGATTCTCAATTCACAGTTGTCACTGTTCCAACTCTGTTCTGGGTCCTTGCGAGTAAGGCAGTAGTCGTCTCTGCCTCTGCCTCGGTGTTCCCACTTGTCCGCCCAATGGGCTTGAAACTGTTCAAAGGTGAGTTCGAACTGTTCGCCTCGGTATTTTGCTTGGGCTCGCATACGCATCCACGCAATGTATTGGTCGTGGTTTTGTTCGCCTTGCACTTTCCAAGTGTGTGGGCGAGGTCCTGATTTAGGCATCTGGAACCTCTACGGTGCTGTCATCTCTGTTCTGAATAACCCAGTCTTCTGCGGCGTCTTCTGCACGATTTTCTTGTGCAAACACTTCTTGGTTTATTACTGTGTCGCCTTGGTATTGCTTGACTGTAAAACCAGTGCCGTTTGAGTGCTTGAGCACTTCTGCTCGTAAATCGCCTTCTCTGTATTCTGATATGACTGTTTTTGCCATCTGTGTTCTCCTTTGTTTTATATATTTATACTAATACACATCACCGGCATACTTTCTGGCTAATTCATCCAGAAAAACTTCTAACTGTTGGTATCGGCAGTATTCTGCGTATGCATTCATAATATCGTTATACATCTCTGTCTCCGTTTGTTTAACTTATGTATTTATAATACTATATCACACACTCACAGTCAAGCGAAATCACACAGATATCTGAAACCGAAGAATGATTGTTTTGTGATGAATAACTGTGTAGAGGGAAGCACACTTCCCTGTTTCGTCTCTTGCGAGACTCAACCTTTCTTCTCTCTTTGAATTACAGTTATTGCTTTCTGTAGATTGTTTCAGTCAGACGGAACCTCTTTGGGTTCCATCTTCTTTCTGTGAGTTGCAACAGCACAGACATATTGGAAACAGGTGTTTGAATGTTTATACACGCTCTCTGGGGCTCTGACCTTTCCCCTACCTGTATCGACTCTGGGTGCAACCTCGTTCCTCAATTGTTACACTTTCTTGAGAGCATTGTGTGTCGTGATAACAGCATAACCACATCAGCATTACTGCTTTTCGTGTCCAATTGGTCAATACCTACGATTGGTTTTTCCACGGTCCCTAATATCCGGCGGACAAGCCTTATGTGCTGTTTGTTATTTGCCTATGTATTTGCTTTCAGGATTAGCCTGTTTTTTGCTTTTGAATTTTCTGTTTTGTCTTAACTTCATTTCAGCCTTGCGAGATGAGTTTTTGCCTTTGTCGGCGGAGATGCCTGTCATTTTAGTGGTGAGAGTTTCTAATGCCTTGGGGGATAGAGTTTTGAGAAATTTAGGATTTTGCCATTTGTTCATTGTATTGCCTTTCATATTTTTATTTAGCATAACACAAAAAAACCAGGGTGTAAAGAGGTAAAAAAGCCCTCATTGCGAGGGCTCTGTGTTAAAGGGTTTGTGTGGAATGGCAATACTACACAAGCAAGCACTTTAAGATCAGAGATATTACGGAGTGCCCTTTAACAACAGTATTTATCATTTGGTTTTCGATTGGCGAAGTTTTCGGAAGTATTCGTTCCAGATTTGGCTTATTCTATAACCGTTTGCTGTCCAAGTGCCGTCACGCGGATCCTGGTGCATACCGCAGGTTATGCATTTGTGTCTCCAGTGCGGTTGTGGTATTATAAGTTTTCTGCTTTCTGTCCTACAGCCTTCTTCGCACCATTTGTGGCAATGTTCGCATTCTTGAGGACAACCATGACAATAGGGATAGTCCCAATCTGCTACTTCTGTTAGTTTTTGTTCAAACTGTTCTTTGTCCATACTTTGTCCATTTGTCTTCGGGGCATTTTGCACCTCTTAATGTGGTTTTGGCTGGCATAAAACAACCGCATCGAGCACAGGTGCGTAGTATCTGTCTAAAATGCTCGCAGTCTTGACAAATTTGCATACGCTGTTGTTGAATGTCTTTAGGCACCGGCATAGATGGCTGCTATCACTCCAATCAATGCTACCACAATGCTGGCTATACCACCTATCAGTGTGTTTCTGGTGGCTTTGTTGCCGTCTTGCACATCACGACGCACATCATCTATTTTGTGTTCCAAACTGTCCATACGCTTATCCACACGCTCGAATGTTTCTTCAATGCCTTTGTATCGTTCGGCACAGATAGAAGCGTGGATTTTTAGATTTGTAGTTTCATCTTCTATTGTGTCAATAGTCATTATGCACTCCTTGGCAAGACTTTTACTCTGAAAAATCTTCTGTCAATTAATCCGTTGCCTGTTTCTACTTCGCAAGTTACCTTATACACCTTGCCTTCTTGCCCATTGCTTAATTCCACAAAAGTCAAGTCCCCATTCAAGCCGTTATTTTCTATAACCAGTGGATCCGGATCGTTTGCTCTGGCTTGCACCGTGTAGGAACTACTTGCAAGAGTGTCTCCTTGGGGTAACCATTCGCTCCAGTCAAAGGTATAGATTAATTGGGCTTCAGTGTCTTTTTCAATTGTCAAACCCTGTATGGTTTGCACAAATCCTGAACGCACAGCCATTTTTTTTCTCCTTAATCTTCCTGTATCGTTGTTATTCTTGTTTCGCCGTTAATGCTAAACAATCTGGTTTCACCGTTTATACGGTATATTCTGTTTTCCGCTGGTATTACATATATTATCTCATCCAGTCGCAGGTCTCTCACAGATGTGACAAAGGTTGCGGCGTCTGTGATGTCAGCACTTGCATCTGCTCTTACACCAGCCAGTGCTGTGAGCGTTGCGACAACATTTTGGTTTGCGGATGTTGTCCTTACCCTTGTGCCTTGTGTATTCACAAAAGCAAACGCCGTGCTGGCAATCTCACCTACTCTGGTTGCAACCGCAAATGCCGTAAAGTCAGCGGCATCTGTGATATCTGCTTCAAATCCTCTGATTCTACCGTTATCTGCTGTGATACTGCTGACACTTTCGCTGACTATTAAGCCGTTCAGTGTAACTCTTGCTGATACGGCAAACTCACCTGCACTTGCAATAGTTGCTTCGAGTGGTTTTATAACACCCACAATTGCTTCTACATCAGTGTTGGCTGTTATGTCTGCATCTACACCACGCAGTCTCTCACCTTCGGCATTTACACTGGCAAACACAATAGGTTCTATGTCGCCTACTTTGGTTGCAACCACCGTGCTGTCAAACACAAGGGCACTGTCTATATCTGCTTCAAACAGTCTTGTGACATTCACAGACAGCGTGATAGTGCTCTGCGACACAATGTCTATTTCACCATTAATGCTTACAACAGCACTGGCTGTGAAGTCAGCGGCATCTGTAATGTCTGCTTCAAGTGGCTTAACAACACCTATAATACAAGTTAAGAACGCACTTTCAGTAATATTGGATCCAGTTGCTCTTGTTCTATCAGCGTCTGCTGTGAAAGTAGCAGTAACAATACTGTCAATGTCACCTACTTTCGTGCCTGCTATTGCGGCTATGAAGTTAGCGGCTCCGTCAATGTCAGCACCACTGTTGCGTATTCTGTCTGTGTCAGCAGTTGTGTTGAATTGTGTGGAAATGTCTGCTTCAAACCCAAGATTTAGACTGTCTTGTGTATCAGCGAACAGGGTAAATTCACTTTGTATATCACTGTCAAATGCTTTGAACAAGTCTGTCTGTGCTGTTAGTGTGACTGCATCAAACAGAGTTAAATCAATGTCTGTGTCTTTGTTACCTACGGCTTCGATAGTAACCACAGCATCTATGCTACTGCCTGTTTCTCTTGTGACACTTTCTTGTGCTGACAGACTGAATATACTGTTCTGATTGCTAATAACATCTGTTTGTTTTGCTACATTAGCACTTAAACTGCTACTCGCCAACAATTCTTGTTGTATATCAACTAATATTGCCGTGTCTGCCGAAACTGCAAATACACTGTTTAGTTCTTGTTCTATGTCTGTGGTAACATTTGCAGTAATAGACTTAACAAAATAACCGTCTTGTAGGTAGTCTTCATTGAAATACTCTGCATCAGTAGTAAAACTGCCTTCTATGTCAGCAATTATACCTGGCAGTCTTACTGTTGCTACAACCTGTATTGCGATGCTTTCAGTTTCAATAACACCTGGATGTATTCGTGTAGCAGTGGCTGACGCCGTTGCTGAAGCGTTTGCGTTTATATTGTTATCACGAGTTCTGGCAACATCAGCGGATTGTGAAAATTCGCTTTGTATGTCACTCTCAAACTGTCTTACCCTGATATTGTCTGTTACAACACTGTTGTTTGAGAACGCTTCAAAGAATATGCTTTCTACGGTGCCCATTAAGGCTTTAGATATTGTAAATTCACTATCTAAATCAGCGGTTGCATCTACACTGATACCTGCTTGAACTGACAGTGATGCGTTCGCCGTTAAATCTGCATTGCCTTGGAAAGTGATAGGCACAAAATATTCGTCAATTAAATCGCCGTTAAATCTGAATAGGAATTTAGTATTGTCTGTTTGTGTAACACTGTTAGGATAACTTATAGCAGTTGTGTTTAAGGCTAAATGAAGTTCGTCAAATCTGTGTGAGGACAAACCTATGTTTCCTGAACCTAATAAACTACCTGTGATTAGTTCATTTAATTTTTCAACACCATTTAGAAACAGTTTAAGTCTGTTGCCATCACGAACAAGTGCTATGTGATGTGTTTCATCGAATTCAAAACCATCAAAATTACTTGCATCAGTTTCTGCTATGCTCCAAGTTTCACTCGAACTTAAGGCTAAAAACACAATACTGGGATTTGCACCTTGCACTGTTCGAATTGAGGGTCCGCCGCCACCTACACTTGCAATACCTCCTACAAATGATTCAGGATTAACCCAAAATTCTAAAACCCATTGGTTATAATCATCAACTACAAAATTATATGAAGCAGTTCCGGATCTACCACTGTCTATGCTAATTCCTTGCCCGAATTTTACATTTGTAAAATCATAAAAATTACTACCGCCAGACACGCTAAATGTTACCGGACGATCCGGATCGTCAAAACGGCTTGTCCAACTGATTGCATAAGCAAACCAATCAGT